CTACTTGTTTAGATGAATTGCTCTCCAACGCAAATAAGCAAACATGGTGAACAACATTCGAGGGTCTTCTGCCAGCAACATCGATGGAGCGATACCTGTCTCAACAGACAGGTATGCAATCATCCAATGGGCTGACTGGTCTCCAAAGGGACGATCACAGCGTCAGCTTGGTTACCCAACTCCAATGCTTCAATCTCGTTGATCCATGAATCAAAATCTAAACCTGTGCGCTTCTGACGATGTTCAGAATGCCAAGCTAAGAAACCTAAATCGGTGAGAGTTAGTTCAGCCTCAAACTTTGCAACGCTCTTACTGAACTTCTGTTCAAACGCGATGAAGTCTGGGAACGCAGCAATAATGGTGCGCTTCTTCTGATCTAATGACGACGTTACTTCTAACGCTATTTTCATTTTTCCTCCGCAGGGTTAAGGTTTAGTTAGAAAAGATTATGCGCCAGTACCGGTCTTAGTTACTGCACCATTGATGGGATAAGTCACAGAGGCGGTAGCGAGGTCGCCTATGGCACCCTGAATTGGCTGCCAAGTTAACGGGAGAACGTCAAACGCATACGATGGGTTGCTGGAAGAAGCAGCACCAGTTCCGTTTGGCTTGACCGTCATAGGTACAGCAGTACCCGCAGCCCAAGCGTCGTAGAACAACTTCTCAATCGTTGGGTAGTCCTGATGCAAATCAAGTGTGATTGCATTGTCTGCAAGACCTGCGATACGGGTAACCGCACCACCTGAACCGAATGATGTTGTAGCAACTTCAGCCTTTGTCAGGTTGAGCGTTACTGATGCAACATAGGACGTGATGTCGGTGTTAGCTGTGCCGAAGGTGACCGCTACGTTTGTGAGAACTTGCTTTGCCATATTGGATACTCCTGCCTTCCGGCACTCGAAGATTTACTACTTAAACTCTACACGCTCGCAGGATTGCGCATCAACTAAGCGTACACCACCACACGGAAGTCAACCATCAGATAAGTCGCATCGTTGCCATCCATCGTGGAGATATTTGAGGCAGACTCAACCAGCAAGTTCTGCACCACCCCACCCAACGAACGATCCGCTTCCAACGCTGCACGAACCGAAGTCGTACCCTCATAGGACAAGAACCCATCCAAAGCAGTCTGAGCTGTGCGTTCCGCTGACCTACCCACAACTACAGACACCACGAAGATATGGGTCACTAGCCCTCCACGCATCGCCCCGTTGTAGGTGATTGAATCCAACATAGGCCAAGCGAAAGGAGCGTTCAGGTTGTCTGGTTGCTGGGCATAAGCCCGTAAGCCTGGGATCGTGGCAAGCGCGTTAGAGATACCAGTCTTAATGTCGGTGACTGAGTAACTCATGCAAAAATCCGCATACGACGATAAGGCTCGACTAGTTGAGCCATATCAGGGTCAAGGAATCGAGACACACGAATCGCGCCCAAGTCACCGAACCCAGCCACACCAAGAGGCGAGTCGTAGCGTTTGAAGATGCGTGAAGCCTGAATGATTGTCGCCTGCGTTATCGGCTCCGGCACAGAAGGCCAACCGAACACAGCAGTCACTTGAACCAAAGCCTGCTCACCATAGTTAGCATTCACCGTTGGGAACAGGTAATCGCCAACAGCACGAATCTTGTCGTAGCTCCACTCCAAGCCATCAAGGTTTCCGTTCAACGGTTCTAACTGATAATCAGAAGGAGACCAAGTGATGTCAAAAGTTCCGTCAGCCTGCGACGAAGTTTTCAATGTGATAGCAGTCCCAGCGATGTCATCAATGGAACAGTAGAAAGAATCCTCAGCCTGATACACACGCGCTGCCGTACCACTCTGCCAGAACTTGCGATTGCAATAACCATCAATCAAACGTGAAGCAGCCCCAACACAGTTATCAATCAAGTCGTCATCAAAGGTGTCAGCGGTACCGATGCGGAGAGCTGCTTTGACCTGGTTGCGTGTGGCGTAGCCATTGGTGATCGTCATGGTGTACCGATTCTAGTTGATTGACGCAGCACCACGATATGTAACACCCTCAAGGGAATAGTTCACAAACGGGTTCAACGAATACACCTGACATGAATACACATCCCACAACCGTTGCTTCATCGCTCGAAGGTGCATCTCATACAAACCCCAATGCGAATCACCTGGCACATAACCGTCAACCCTGTCACGCCCACCCAACGAACCACAGTCAGCCCCAACCAAAACAATGAACTTCGCTCCCATGTGCGCTGCAAGGTGCATCGCCCCATGAATGCTTGATGAGCCAATAGTCAACTGCCCTGACAGCACAGGCCAATCTTTGTCATGTGGGTCGAAGGATGTTCCTGGTCTGCCGGTGCGGGTACCGAAGGTGGTGATGTTCGGCATAAACCCATTGAACAAACCATCGGTACCGTGTTCCTTCTCAGGGGTAAAGACACCGATGCACTCATCCTGCATGGCTTCATGCTTCGAGTCTTCGTGATAGTGACTGAAACAGTAGTAACCCTTTAGCCCGAATACTGAGCCAACGAAGTTGACTGCGATAGTTATCTTGTCGTCAAAGAAGTCTGGTGTTAGATAGTCGAGTGTCGCACCTGAGCCAAGAACATAGATGGTCTCGCCTTCGTGCAGATTCTCGTAATCATCTATCGGGTCATAGTGTTCTTTCAATCCCATCCCAATTCCCTTCGTCGTGTTAAATCCCAATGACCCGCATCGGGAAGACCTGATTGCCATCGCATCGCATGAAGCGCACCATTGGCAGCAAAACTTTTCGCATTTTTTTCTTGTAACTCTGGTGCTGATAAAAGCGTAGATGAGTTGTCGTGAATTATCCCAGCGTCAGAAGTCCAGAACTGGACGTTCAATCGTTGCGCACGTTCCTGAAAATCGTTGTCCTCGAAGTAGGCGGGAACATAACATTCCGAAAACAATCCAACCTTGGCAATCACCTCAGACCCAATCCACGCACAAGACCAACCAGGCTGAGCCTCAGTCAATGTCACCGAATCAGGTTTGCAATCGTTGTAGAAAACTTCTAACTGTCCAGGCTCAAATAGTGCATCAGAGTTGAGCAGTATCCAGCCGTCAGCGTGAGGTGTTGCTTTGATGCCGAGGTTCCATGACGGGGCGACACCAAGGTTCGTAGGCATTGACCAGACGTGATAGTTCTTGACGTGGCGACGGTCAATCACCCAAGGCCAATCATGCAACGTGGACTTACCACCGTTGTCGATGACGATGAGTGTTTCAACCGGATAGTCGATTGACCGCAAGCAGCGTTCTAGTAGGTCATACCTGTTTAGGACGGGGACGATGATGACTGGCACCATTCCGACAACTCCTTCATGATTGGCTTCCAATGGCTCTCAAATACGGCATCAGCTTCATATTGGCTGGCAAAGGCCACAGCCTCATCGCACACGCCTCTAGGAGCCTCGTAGGCCTCAATCAGGGCATCCACGATGGACGGTACCTGAGGGGTGCAGAACCACGACTTCTGATGAGCATCCCAGAACGGTTGAATCGCTACAGCTGACCCAACCCCAACCAACTCAGGCTGAGCCGTGTAGTCGGAAACGATGACCCGTGTACCGCAAGCCTGAGCCTCGATAACAGGGATACCGAAACCTTCACCCATTGAGCAAGCCAACAGCACATCCGAAGCGGTGTACAACGCTGCTAACGCTTGCTGAGGGAAACCAGTCCGATACGCATAGGGGTCAACAATCTTGTATTGCTCTTTCTTCACACCACACGCCTCCAGCAGATGCACAAGATTGATACCACCCATCGCACCATCCCGCTCCGTATGCAAATACAGCAAAGCATCAGGACGGTCTTGAGCGAAGATAGCGAACGCAAGAATGTTCTCACCGAAAGATTTGCGTGAAGGGTTCTGACCTTTGTTCGCTGCATTCATCATCACAACAAACCTGTCCTCATCCACCTCCATCAACTGTCTACCCGTGAACTCACCACGACCATTGTTCAACTTGTGTGTAGGAACAAACACCTTCTCAAAAGCATGAGGTGCATACATCGCATCAACACCCGCGTTCTGCAACATGTCCAAACCAAACTTAGACATCGCAATCGGTTTCACATTCGGACGCTTACACCAACCCACAACTTCTGGAGGGCAAGGCGCATGGTCAATCGGAACCCACGAAGCGATATTCGGAACCTGTTCCAACGACGGAGACTTCAAGACCCACACATCAAACAACGTCATCAACATCGCAGGAATCTCACGATTCCCATTCGCCCAATCCATCCAATGCGCAACCAGCACATCGTCCGA